GACGGCGGCGCCAATGGGCTCGGCTGTTCGGCGACAGCTCCTTCGGCGGCCAGGGAAGGCGGACCATCTGCATCAGATCATGCCCGTGGCGACGCCGCCCAGAGTGAATGCCTCATCCGTCGCGCGCGGCTTGAACGTCGGCACCAGCCGGGCTCCGTTGGCGATCTGGCGCAGCTGGCGCTCATGCGGCGACAGTTTGGCGAGGTCGGCGGCGATCTGCCGCTCTATGGCGGCGCGGGCGTCGGCCGCGCGCAGACGCTTGGAATAGACCAGTCGCTCATACTCGGGCAGATAGTCCGGCGGGCACCAGCCGAGCAGCGTGGCGCGCCGGGACGCGACGGCCCGCCGGCGCGGCTCCGATCCCCTGGGCTGCGCCGCATGCCCCATCTGCGACAGGCCGATCTTGCGGCAATTATCCGCCATGCGCTGGGCGAATTCCGGATCCTGCGCGTAGCGCTTGCGCAGCCCGTCATGGGCGCGGCCCAGATGCTCCGCCTTCATCGCGGGATCGGCCATGCGCCGCTTCATGGCGTCGCGGGTCAGCCTGATCTTGCTCGGGTGGCGCCCGTTCGCCTTGCGCACGCAATCGACGCACAGGCGCGTCTTGCGCTTGCGGAACGGCCGGCATGTCGCGCCGCAGCCGCCCTCGCAGGGGAATGTCTCTTCGTTCATATCGTGATTCCGAACTTCGCGAGGGCGGCCTTGCGGTCGGCCCTGTCGCGCTTCAGCCTGCCTTCGATCGAGGCGCGCTCCCTGTCCCGGCGCGCGACGGCGGCCGGGTGAGGGAAGAGGCGGCGCCAGGCGTTGATGATCCGGGCGCGCATCCGGGCTATTCCATGCCCAGCGCGGCGAGATAGGTCTGGAGGATCGCCTCCATTTCCTGTCGGTCGTGCGGCTGCATCTTCCGCAGGCGGACGATCTGGCGCATGATCTTGCCGTCATAGCCATTGGCCTTCGCCTCCAGATAGACATCGTTGATGTCTTCCGAGATGCCCTTCTTTTCCTCTTCCAGGCGCTCCACGCGTTCGATGAACTGGCGGAGCTGGTCGGCGGCGACGTTTCCTTCGGACATGGTCAATTTCCTTTTGTGGGTTGATGGTCAGGCGGCCAGCGCCAGCGCGCCCTGGCGGCGGTCATGAACAGTGCGAGCGAGAAGCACGTCTTCCGCCACCCGCATGGCGTCAGGCCATTCGCTGAAGGCGCGCTGGAGCAGCGTGACGGCCGTGACGCGATCGCCCTGGATCAGCGATCGAAGGGCATCCTCCAGGTCGCGCGCCTCGGGCGAATAGCCGTCCATCACGTCATCCTCATGGACGTATCCCAGATCGCCCGCTCGGTCGTGAAACAGGTCTTCGTCGATAGTGGCATCGACCTCCAGTTCCAGGTTCGGGTTGAGCTCGGCGAACGTCTCCAGCCCGCGCCGGTCGATGGCATTGTTCAACACCGCCAGCATCTCTTCGACGGTCACGTCTACGGTATATGTCGTCATCGCTCCCTCCTTCAGGCGCGCATGGGCATGACGCCGGCGATCACGCCCGGCCGGTCGTCACTGGTGATCATGATGAGGTCGCCGGGCGCGGTGCCGAAACCCAGCGTCAGCTTGGGCGTCGGGCCGAACACCTTCGCGATGGACTGGGCGTAGATCAGGTTCACGCCGGTCACGATTTCCGGCCCGCTGTAACTGCCATCCATCGGCTCGACCGAGCGGCCGCCGTCGGCCGCCGATCCGATCGCCTCGCACCGGTCGGCGTCCAGCTCCAGCCGCACCGCGCGGGTTTTGCCATCCGACGCGCTGCCGGCGGCCCGAATGCTGCGATCCCATTCGGTCGACTGGATTTCCAGCGAGCTGGCATGGTCGAAGCGCAGCACGCGGCGATATGCGGGGTAGGTCGCATCCACCAGCTTGCCGGCGATAGACGCCCGGCCGGCCGACACGGCGAAACCCTTGTCGTTGATCGACACCTCGACCTGCGCACCTTCCGGCAGGTCCGCCAGCATGGCGCAGATCAGGCTGACAGCCTTCGTCCCCACGATGCTGTCGGGCATGCCGTCGGCGCCGGCCGGCGCGGGGTGCTTCACCTGCGCGACGCGATGTCCGTCCGTCGCCGCGGCGATCAGATGCCCATCCTCGACGTGCAGGAAAACGCCGCACAGATAATAGCGCGTCTCTTCCTGGCTGACGCAGACGCGAGCGGTTTCCAGCACGCGCAGCAGGGGCGCGGCATCGATGGGGAAGGTGGTGCCGTCCGCCACCGCCCTGGGCAGCGGGAAGTCCGTCGACGGCAGGGTCATCAGCTTGCGGGTCGACCGACCCTGCTTGATGGTGATCGCGCCGTGCAGGTAACCGATGTCGATGGCGCCGGGGCGCAGCGTATCGATGGCGGTGAGCAGGCGCTCGGCATCGACCGTGGTGTCGATCGGTTGGCCTTCATAGGCGATCTGCCGGCGCGACCAGTGGTCCAGGTCGGATGCGCAGATGGTCAGCAGGCCATTTTCAACGCGCAACAGCACGTTGGACAGGATGGGGATGGTGTTGCGCCGCTCCACCGTCTGACGCACGGCGCGCACAGCGGTCAGCAGCGTATCGCGGTCGACGCGCAGGCCTGTGGCGGCTTGCGTATCGGGTCGCTCAAGGGTGTCGGTGTCGGGCATGGCGGTCCTTTCAGGCTGAACGGGATTGGCTGGGCGGCATGTCGACTTCCATGCCGAGGTAGGCGCGGGCGAAGGCCAGGCGTCGGTCCTGCCACTGCGGCGGCACGTCGATGCGGGCGGCCGTGCGGGCGATCAGATCCTCGATGGCGTCGCACAGTGCTTCGCTGCCAATGCGGTTGGCGGCCTTGCGCATCTGGAACTCGGTATCGGCAAGCGGGACGATGTCCTTCTGCATGGATCCGCAGTGCCGGGGGATGGATCGACGGCCGGTCATGACGCCTGATGTCCCAGAGCGGCGGAGAGCGTGCGGAAGCGGCCGATGCACGCATTCTTGCTCTTGTGCAGGATCTTGCCGACGGCAGCGAAGGTGTGGCCTTCGGCTATGCCGTCCATCAGGATCGCGTCCTGATCCTCTGTCCAGCCGCCCTTGCGTTGCCGCCGGACGATATGCCCAGCCGTGCGCTTGCCCGTCTTCACGATGGTGACGATGCGCTGATTGTTGCCACGCTCGACCCGCACGAAGCCCATGGTTTGCAACAGGGCGATCAGGTCGGACGCCTTGGAAGGGTTCGCATAGCCCAATGTCTCGGCCAGTGCTTCGTTGGTAGGGCAGGGCGCGTCGCTATTTGCGGCACGCTCCAGCGCACGAAACACATTCGTCAGCCGATCATCGCGGCGCTTCTGTTGAGGCGTCCGCTTGCCCTTGCACGGCGCAGTGATCTCTTCCTGCCTCATGCCGCCTTCTCCCGGCCAGCATCCTGCTCCATGTCGAGAAGATCGAAGAGCGATGGGACGGCCATCTGATCCTCGGCTTCGCGAAGATAGGTGACGCTGTGCGCCCAATAGTCGGGGTTGAGCTCGCTGCCCGCGCCGCGCCGGCCGAGCAGGATCGCGCGCATGGGCACAGTGCCCAGGCCGCAGAAGGGGTCATAGACCAGCTCGCCCTTGGCCGAATATCGCTCGATCAGCCGGTCGACGATGTCGAACTGCAGGGGACAGACATGCTTTTCGCGCCCCTTCTGCACCTGCTCGGCATTGAGCGTGCGCATACGCACAACATCGTCCCAGACGTCGGGATGATGGCTGCCAGGGTCCAGCGCCATGAAGGTGCGGGGCAGTTTGCCGCGAGAATCATTGCCCGCGCGCGCCTCGATTGTCTCGCCGATCTCCTTGTGCGCCTTGAAGCTGTAGACCAGGTCGCGGCTTTCCTCGCGGAACCGCTTGGCGAGCTTGCCCACGGCCATATGCGCGAACCGCTCTTCGACCTCCCACAGTTCGGGGATGGTGAGCGGCCGCTCGCCGCTGGAGCGCCAGAATGCATGGGCGTCCAGCTGCCAGCGCGCCAGGCTGTAATCATCGGCATCCTTGGCAACCGGCTGGTCGGCATAGCCGCGGCTCCGGTCGCTCTGCGGCTTGCGCATCAGCAGCACATATTCCGGGCTGCCCACGCCCATCTTCGTGCCGTCCTTCAGCATCTCGCTGTAGGACAGGCGATAGGTCTGGTTATTCTCGCGCACGACGTCGGTGACGACCGTGATCATGCCCATGAACTGGAAGCCGTGGCGCATATAATGCTCGATGCACTTGGCATGGAACGGGTTGACCGTCGGCACGCCTTCGCCGGTCACCGACCCGAACAGGATCCGGTCCTTCACATGGATGCAGGCCAGCCGGCCGGGCGCGAGCGCGCGCAGCAGTGCGGGCGTCAGATAGTCCATCTGCGCGAAGAAATGCGCGTCATCGTCGGTGTGGCCGAAATCGTTATAGCTCGGCGTATATTCGTAATGGTTGCTGAAGGGGATCGACGTGACGATCAGGTCCAGCGACCCGTCCTCCAGCCGCTGCGCTTCGGCGACGCAGTCGTTATGCGCCAGCCGCCAATTGTCGCCGGCCGCTTCCTGCCGCGTCACGCCGATGGAGCGCTTCACATTCTCGGCGGCGGCGGCATGGTTCAGGCCATAGCGCCGGATCAGGTCGGACATGGTGGCGCGGAATTCGTCATCGCGCGCCCACTTCTCCTGCAACTCGCGCACGACCTCCGTTTCCGTCTCGGCATGGATGATGTCGATCTCGACGGGGCGCGCCTGGCCGAAGCGCTGCACGCGGTGGATCGCCTGGATGAAATCGCGGAACTTGAAGCCGACCCCGGCGAAGATCGCGCGGTGGCAATGGCGCTGCAGGTTGACGCCGCCGCCCAGCATGATCGGCTTGGCCCCGATCAGCGGCAGCGCGCCGTCTGCGAACCGGCCGACAATATCCTCCCGCACGTCAAGCTTCTGCGTGCCATAGACCGTCTCGCAAGCGGGAAGGGCCGCCTCGATCGCGCGGCGCTCATCCTCCAGGTCATGCCAGATGATGAAATGATCGTCGGGCGCCGCGGCGACGATCTCGGCAGCCTTTCCGATCCGGCTGTCCAGCGTGCGCCGCTTCTCGCGCGACGCCTGCACGACGCCCATGGCGGTATCGCGCATCAGGCGGCCCTGGCCGTTGCTTTCCGGCTCCGCGCTGGCGATGTCCGCCTCCACGCAGTGCCAGCGCACGGTGATCGGCGGCAGGTCATAGCCTTCGTCGGAAAAGCCCAGGTCGCTCGGGCGCTGGATGCACACCGACCAGCTGTTCACCCAAGTCCAGAATTCATCGACCTTGTGCGGGTAGAGCGTCAGGTCGCCCGCCTTCTCGCTGTTGCGCTGGAAAAAGCGGGTCAGCGCCTGGCCGGTGTCCATGATGCCCAGGAACCCGGCATAATGGATCATCTCCTTGTACCGGTTCGGCGCGGGCGTGGCGGTCGCGACGAAGCGATAGGGCACGCCCTCGAACAGGGGCAAAAACTCCTGATAGGTCTTCGACCCATAGGACCGCAGCACGTCCGCCTCGTCCAGGCTGGCGAAGCCGAACCGGCTGACGTCGATCTTTCCCTCGCGAACGCTTTCGTAATTGGTCAGGATGATCGGGTGGCCGCGCGGCTGGCAACGCAGGGCGGCGTCGGACAGGATCGCATCGATCTCCGCATCCGACTGCGCGAAGGCGACGGGGATGTCGAGCAGCGCCGCGTCGTTGAAAAACTCCCGCCGCACATTGAGCGGCAGCACGATGATGCCCCAGCAATTCGCCTTGGTGCAGATCAGCGAACCGATCAGCAGCTGCTGCATCGTCTTGTGCAGGCCGAAGCTCTCGAACAGCCCGCGCCGGCCGCCTTCCACCGCCCAGCGGACGATATGGCGGACATGCTCCTTCATCGGGCGGCCGTCGGTCAGATGCGTCGGCACCTCGTCCAGGTCGCATGGGAAGCCGGCCGGCTGCGCCAGCGGGATTTTCGCCTCCAGAAAGGCGCGGTAATCAGGGTGCAGGTCATCAGTCGCGGAACCGGCATCGCCCGGCGCCGCGTCAATCGCGCTGTTCATGGTTTCACTCCTGGGCCGCCCGGCCCGCTCGGTTCAGTCTCCGACGGCGCGCAGGGCCGTCTGCTCGGTTTTGGAAAGGCTCATCAGCCGGTGGCGCAGCGCATCGATGCCGCGCGCGGCGTCGTCCAGCGCGGCAAGGCCGATATGCGTCAGCTCTTCATTGTCGACCGCGCCCGGCGTCACATCGTCGTTGAGCGCCTGGCTCAGCAGATGCGCCAGCTTCAGGATCCGGCACAGCTTGTCGCTGTCGCTGATCTCTTCGGCGTCGACGGGCGACAGCTTCTGGCCGATCATCCCCATCACGCCATTGCCCAGCCGGCCGTTCCATTCGCGGCAGCCAAGCAGGAACGCGCTGACGGGCATCTCCGATATCGCATTGGCGTAATCGCTCGCGCGATCGTCGCTCTTGCCCAGCACCCGGCCGACATCCTTCCACGTCAGGCCATCCTCCTTGCGGATCGCCGCCAGGTCGTCGCCCAGTTGCTGCAGCGCGGCAGAAACGGAAAAGGAGCGGCGGGTGCCGTGGATGTGCGGCGCGCTCATGCCTTAGGGCCTTTCTCATGGAACAGGGAAAACATCACGCCGCATCCTTCTGGGCATTGGGGCAATCGCGCTGCCCGCAGGCGCGGATCGTCGCATCCTCCAGCCGCAGGTCGCAGATGGTGCAGAGGGCGGGGGCGTTCTCCCGGATGAAGGCTCGCACCTTCTCTTCGGTTTCCGGCCAGCAGCGCCGTCCGCGCCGCAGCTGGTGGACGAAATGACGGTCGCCGAGTGCTTGATCTCCGAACGCGGTCGGAGCCATGCCGGTCGCCGCGAGGAAGACCTCGACTTCAGGGAGCACGGTAGCCATGCTCAACTTGTTAGGTGTGCTGCCACACACTGTCA